CCGCGTCACGCGGGCGGCCGGGCCATGGGCACAGCAAGCACGCCGCGCATGAGGGGGACTAGGCGTGTCCAACGACTACTACAACAGCGCGGCCGCGATCACGCCCTCCGACACCGTCAACATCGCGGGCGGCCCGCCCGGGCTCCTCGTGGATGCGATCTATTGCGGCGGCGGCGGCACGGTGGCGGCGGTCTTTCAAAACGACAGCGTCGTGAGCTTCACGACCGTCGCCGGCGAGATCCTGCCGATTCGCATCAAACGCGTGAACGCGGCGGGCACGGCGGCGACGCTGCTGGTCGCGCTCTGGGCGACGCCATGAACGCCGCGCTGAGAAACGGCAAGGGCGGCAAGGTCGCCGGCGGCGGCAAGACCGTGGGCAAAGGCAAAGGCAAGTGACGTATCGCGATCTGATTCAGGCGAGCCTGCAGGACCTGCAGATCATCGGCGCGGGCGATCTGATGAGTGCCGACGACGCGCAGCTCGGCCTCGATCGCCTGAACGACTGGATCGACGCGCTCGCGCTCGAAGGGCTGACGATGCCGTCGATCGTGCGCGCGACCTGGCCGCTGGCGCCTGGCACCGCGAGCTATGCCGTCGGCGTCGGCGCCGTGGTCAACGTCCCGACGCCGGTCAGTCCGCAGGACATCGCCGACATCGGCTATTACGACGCGACGCTGCCGACGCCGGTGGAGATCCTCTTTGGCGGCGTCTTGACCACGGCCGCCTACGTCGCGCTCGCGCAGAAGACGCTGACGCAGACGCAGCCCACCGCGTTCTGGTATGACCCGACCGTCACGCCGACCGGGACGCTCTGGGTCTTCCCGATTCCCACGGCGGCGACCCTGCGCGGCGTGATCTATGCGCCTGGCACGCTCGCTGAGGTGCTCCAGACGGACGTCGTGGCGCTGCCGGCCGGGTACCGGCGCTGCCTGCGATCGAATCTCACGGTGGAGCTCGCCGCGGCGTTCGAAAAACCGGTGCCGCCGTCGATCCTCCGGATCGCCAGCGACTCGCTGATGCGCATCAAGGCCGCGAACCTGCGCATGACTGATCTCGGGATGGGCGCCGCGGTCCCGAGCGTCGTCCTGCGCGGCTACGACATCCGGACGGATCATTAAGATGCCGTCCTATCCCGGCTTTCTCGGCGGCTCGGCGCCCAGCCAGAGCGTGATCGCGACCAGCGAGCGCACGGTCAACTTCTACCTCGAGACGATCGGCACCGAAGGCCCGCAGCACAAGACCGCGCTCTATCCGACGCCGGGGCAGCAGCCGTGGATCACGGCGACGTCGGCCGGGGGCGCCCTGACCGACATCAATGCGAGTGCGGGCATCTATGCCGATACGCGCGCGTTCGTGGTCATCGGCGGCGGCCTCTACGAGATCTTCGCCGACGCCACGATCCTCCGGCGCGGGACGGTCGCGCAGGGGACCACGCCGGCCCAGATCAGCTACAACGGGATCACGGGCGGGCAACTGCTGATCGCCAGCGGCACCAACGCCTACTGCTACGTCCTGAGCAGCAACACGCTGACGCAGGTGCTCACCGGCGAAGCCACGCAGATCGGCATGCTCGACGAGTATTTCCTGGCGCTCAATAGCGCCACCGGGAAGTTGCGGCTCAGCAATCTCAACGACGGCCTGACCTGGGACCCGACGCAGTTCGCGCTGCGCAGCGCGCAGCCGGATCGCTGGATTGCGATGGAGGTCAACCCGCCCGACATCTGGCTGCTCGGCCGCAACAGCGGGGACATCTGGTTTGATGCCGGGACCTCCCCGTTTCCGCTGGCCGCGCGCACGGGCCTCAACATTCAGTATGGCGTCGTCGCGCCGTTCTCGTTCCAGTTCACGGCGGGTCAGGGCTTCTGGCTGACGCAGAGTCAGGACGGCGCCGGGCTGATCGTGCAGAGCAGCGGCTACGGGCCGCAGCCGATTTCGACGCTGGAGGTCGCGACCGCGATTGCCGGCTACCAGCGCACCGCGCGCATCGACGACGCCGAGGCGCTGGTCTACCGCATGGCCGGCCATACGCTCTACGTGCTGCGGTTCCCGACGGCGAATGCGACCTGGCAGTACGACCTCACGACGCAGAAATGGACCGAGCTCGGCTCGTGGAACGCGGCGCGCGGCGACTATGACGTCTGGCGGCCGCGGTTTCATCTCTACGCCTTCGGGTTCCACCTCGTCGGCGAAGCGCAGACGGGGACGCTGTCGCGGCTGGACATCATCTACAGCACCGAATCGAATGGCGAGTATGTGCGCCGGCTGCGCCGTGGGCCGGTGCTGATTCAGGACCTGCAGCGGTTGTCACTGCGCCGCTTCGAGCTCGTGCTCGAGACGGGCCTCGGCCTGGCGACCGGCCAGGGCAGCGACCCGGTCCTGCTGGCGCGATTCTCGGCCGACGGCGGGCACACCTGGGGCGTCTGGCGATCGTGCGGGGTCGGCAAGATTGGCCAGGACCTGCGGCGCGCGGTCTTCACGCGGCTCGGCTCGCCGCGCCTGTTGGTGGCCGAAATCGTCATGACCGATCCGATCCCGTGGCGGATCATCGATGCCCTCGTCAATAACGAGGCGACGGCGGGGGCCAATGCCGCGTGAGTACCCCGATCGATCCGATTCCGCAATACGACCCACTGGTCGACGAGCAGCGCAAGATGGGCGAGCGCTGGTATCGCTGGCTCTCGACGGTGGTGGCGCGCATCTTCGAAGCGCCGACCGTGGCGGCGTCGACGCACCGGGTGGCGCTGACCGGTGCGCTGGCGCCGGTGACGCTGCTCACGCCGACCCAACCCGGTGCGTATCGCGTGAGCTGGGCGCTGCAGGTGACGACGGCGGCGACCACCAGCAGCAGCGTGACCGTAATCGTGCGCTGGACGGCCAATGGGATCGCGCAGACCGAAACCTTTCCGGCCGTGACGGGGAACACGACGGCGACGCACGCCTTCGGCACCGTCGTGATCTATCCGACCGCGTCGCTGCCGATCACGATCGCGACGACCTACAGCAGCACGGGGCCGATTCCGCTGGCCTACGCGCTCGACGCCGTCGTGGAGGCGCTGACGTGATCCGCCGGCCGGCGACGGCCGCCGATGTGGAGGGGATCGTCGCGCTGGGGCAGCGGTTCCTCGCGCAGAGCGTCTATCGCGGCCGACTGGCCGACAATCCCGACCAGGTGCGCGTGCTGGCGCAGCAGCTCGTTGACGCGCCCCATGGCGACGTGCTCGTCGTCGACGCCGACGGCATGCTCGTCGGCATGCTCGCGATTGTCGCCTATGCGCATCACCTGAGCGGCGAGTGGGTCGCCGGGGAGGTCGCCTTCTGGATCGACCCGGCCTATCGCGGGCTCGGCCTCCGGCTGCTGCGCGACGCCGAACGCTGGGCGCGCGCGCAGGGCGCCTGCCGGCTGGAACTCGTCGCGCCCACGCCCGATGTGGAAACCTTCTATGCGCGCCTCGGCTATGTGCCGATCGAGCGCACCTATCAGCGGGAGATGACCGCATGACCGGGGACTTTGCAACGGTGCTCGCGGACCTGAACCAGCGCGCCGCCGCGGTCGCGCCGCCGATGACGTCGCGGCCCGCGGCCTCATCGCACGTGGGCGCCGGCGCGTTGCGCGTGCATGACGGCGTGCTCGGGCACTTCCACGCCTACGCGGCCGCCGCGCGGGCCTTGCCGTTTCGCAGCGTGCCCGTCGGCGCGGCGCTGTTTCACGGTATCGCGCCGTGCGAGGACGCGACGCTGCTGGACTGGATTCGCGCGACCTATCCGCACGCCGTGCCGACGATCTCGTTTTATCGGCAGAGTCCGGCCGGGCAGGTCGAGCCGAACTATCTGCACACCGACCGCGACATGGGCGACTGGACGGCGATTTTCTATCTCACCGTCGACCCGCCGCCGGAGGATGGCACGACGTTCTGGCGCGACCGCGACACCGGCGCGACCGCGAGCACCGCGACCACCGAGGCGGACTTTCTCGCCGAGTGGCCGACCTGGCGCGAGGGCGATCGCTGGGAGCCGTGGCACACCGTCGACGCCGCGCCGAATCGACTGGTGCTCTTTCCCGCGCCGCTCTTTCATTCGCGCGCGATCGTCGACAACTACGGGACCGCCGGCCGCGACGCGCGCCTGATTCAAGTGGTGTTCGGCACGGGGACCTTGGAGGAGGATCGATGAGCGTCGCGACATCCACCGCGATCGGGCTCGCCGGCTCGAGCATCTATGCCGCGAATCGGTCCTCGGGCGCCGCGAAGGAGGCGGCCAAGGACCAGACGACGGCCGCGAACTACGCCGCCGACAAGAGTAGCGAGGCCAACGCCGCCGCGCTCGACTTCCAGAAGCAGCAGGCCGCCGCCGACCAGGCGAAGTACGAAGCCAGCCAGCGCGCCAACTACGCGCAGTATCTGACGCATTACAACGCCGTCAAAGGCCTCGGCGGCCAACTGGGCGTCAACTTGCCCGATGCGCCGAGCTATGACGCCGCACTCGGCACCAGCGGCGCCCCGAGTGCCGCGCCGCCGGCGGCCAGTCCGGGCGCCAGCACTCCGCCCGGCGCCGCTGCGCCCGGCGGCGGGCCGGTCCTCACCGGGGCGACGGCGCCTCCGGCCTACACCGGCGCGCCGACCGATCGCGCGGCGATTACCGCGTGGGTGAGCTCGCTCGCGTCACTGCCGGGCGCGGACCCGTCCCTCGCGAAGGATCCGGGCTACTGGGCCGGCCGCATCCTCGACACCGGCGGGCTCACGGGCGCGAATACTGACTACTGGGTGAAGGCCTCGACCGGGCCGACAGCCTTCGTCAACAATCCGAACCGCGAAGGCGGCGGCGCGGGCGCGGGGGCGGGCGGCGGGAGCCTGCCGACGGGCATCAACGCCTATCTGCCGAGCGGGACGCCGCAAGCGCCCGCCTTGGTGCGGCCGACGGCGTTCCGGCTGGGAGGCGGGGTATGAGCGCGCCCTCATTCGACCAGGTCAACGGCGACTACCAGACCTATCTGGGCCGGCCGCTGTCGCAGGACGAGTACAACCAGTACTGGGCGAACAAGACCGACTACAACACGACGAATGTCTCCAACAGCGCCGAGGCGATCCAGCACAACCAGCAGGGCCAACCGGCCGCGCCCACGATTCCGACGAACCCGAATGGCTCCCAGGTCGGCGGCGGCACGCCGTGGGCGCCGGACGCGAGCGCGCCCAGCAGCGCGCCCCCGGGCTATCACTGGGATGCGGGCCTGGCGATGTTCCAACCGGACGCGCCGGCGGCCCCCGCGACGGGCGGCGGCGGCCCCAGCGGCGGTGGTGGTGGTGGCGGGGCCGCGCCGCCGCCGAGCTATACGCCGCCCCCGACGACGCCCGCGCAGGTCGGGCCGCCATCAGGGAACAACCCCGGCGCGCCCGTGTTCACGCCGCCCGGCTACACGCCGCCGCCGGCCTACGTGCCGCCGCCTGCCTTCTCGTATGCCGACTATGCCGGCGCGCAGCCGTTCTCGTACGCGGATTTCGCCGCGCCCGATCCCAACGATCTCCAGAACGACCCGACCTACCAGTACACGCTTAAGACGCAGCAGGACGCGATCAGCAAGTCGGCCGCCGCCAAGGGCATCCTGAACACCGGCGGCACGATCAACGATCTGCTGCTCAACGCCAACGACATCGCGCAGCAGGGCTACCAGAATCTCTACAATCGCAAACAGCAGGACTACGCCACCAATCGCGGCAACGCGTTCCAGAACTACACGACGAACGAACAAAACCGGCAGCAGGACTACGCCGCCAACCGCGCCGGCGCCGTGCAGCAATACAACACGAACTACCAGACGCAGTACGTCGACCCGTATCAGACCAACTATCAGACGCAGTACACCGACCCCTACAAGTATGACTATCAAAGCGCGCAGGACGCCTACAACGCCGCCGCGCACAACTTCGACCAGGGGCAGTACTACTCGCAGCACAACATCGACCAGAACAAGCAGTACGACTGGGCCGGGACGCTGTTCGGCTATCAGCAGCAGCAGGATCAGTGGGCGAATAAGTTCAAACTGCTCGGGCTGGTCTGATGGCGTTCACCTTTCAGCCGTATAGCTCGCCTCTCACCGCGTCGATCGCGGACCGCCTCGCGCAGCAGGGCGCCATCGAGGCGCAGCGCGCGTATGCGACCGGGAACGCGGCCGCGAACGCCGCGCTGCAGAGCGGCAACGCGTGGAGCGGCGCGATTCAGGGCGTCGGGCAGGCGATCGGCGCGCTGCCGGGGCAGATTCAAGCGCTGAAGGCGTCCGAGCAAAATCAGGCGATTCGGCAGCAACAGTTGCAGAGCGGCGCGATCCAACTCGCCGGCGCGCAACGCCAGCAGCAGGGGCAGCAGGCCGTCGCCGGGATGTTGCAGGGCGATACGTTGCCGGCGGACCAGGCCGGCCCGCGGCGCCCGACTTACCTCGACGAGAACGGCCTGTACGACGTGCCGAAACTCACGGCGGCGCTCGGCGCGCAGGGCTTCGGCGACCGCGCGGCCGACCTGGTCAAAGGCGCCGAAACGATCAATGAGTCGATTACGAATCATCAGAAGACGCAGGCGCAGCTCGCGAAAGACCAATCGATCCTGACGGGCGACATGGCGCACGGCACGCTCACCCTGATGAATAGCGGCATGCCGATCGACCAGGCGATGGATATCGCCTCGAGTGCCGCCGTGACGAGCGGCAGTATCCCGCCCGCGCAGTACGCGAAGGTGCGGACGCAGATTCTCGGGCTGCCGCCGGAGCAGCAGCAGGCCGCGCTCGAGGGCTTGCGCAATCAGGCCGCGAAACTCGCGCCGACCAAGACGCTCGCCGAAGGCGCGACCGAGACGGATCGCTACGGGCGCACGGTCGCCAAGGGCGGCGAGAAACCGCAGGACTTCACGCTCGGCGAAGGGCAGGTACGGTTCGACA